CGACAGGAGTCTACAACTCTTTTGCTGGTATTATGAATAAGTATGTTGCAGGAGCAGGAACAAACGAGACTCTAAATGCTGGAGCTTGGCAAGGTTCAACGCCAGGTACGACAGCGACTTACATCTTAACGAAGCTAGGCAACCTAACTGCTGACGCTCCTGACTCAATTGCAGGAGACCCTGAGACAAAGTTAATTATGTCTCGCAAGAGTGCTCAACTTTACTACGAGGCTCTAGCAGCTACATACAACCTTCCTTTCCTTAACGATGGCTTAGTTGCTCGTTTCAAAGGATATGAGATTATCACTCCAGCAGGATTCCCGAACGATACGGCTATCTTAACTAAGTTAGATAACATTTACTTCGGCACTAACGTCTTGACTGATATG